TTGTTTAGTATCAATTAAATTTCTTAAATTAGCTCTAAGTTCTTCTGTCTTTTCAAAAGAAGCAGACTTTTCATTTCTACCACTATATAATTCTATAATTACTTGGTCTTGAGCCTCAGTAAGAAATAGAGATTTTTCATACTCATCTAATACTATATCAACCTTAGAGTTAGGATCACCAAAATTAGATGTGTTAGCATAACTATTTAGAAGAGTATCAAAGGCATTACTAAATTCTTTTGTTGTCATTATTATCTAGATTGTTGAGAAGCTACTGCCCCTACATTAGTTTGACTTGATTGTCCTAAAGCTATTTGACTGTTAAGATCTCCTGTATAAGCTGCTTTAGCCAATTCAACTGCTCTCTGTACTATTTCTTCATGTAATATAGGATCTAGTTCACATGATTGTTCAGTATTATCTCCATCTAAAGTTACCTCGTCAAAAGTAATAAGTCTTATAGCTCTGGGTTTCTTAACATATCTAGCGACATATTGTAGCAGCTCATCATTAGGACCTATTACTAACTCTGCTTTCTTTACTGGAGCAGTTGCTGAATTATCGCTAGCACTATTATCTAATATTCTCCAAGACTGAAATTTAAGAGGTCTTTTATAAGGCTTACTCATTAATCTTGTATATTCAGTATATGTAAGAGGTATTACTGTAAGTCTTTCTTTATTACTACTTCTATTTACAATAACATACTCATTAACAAACATAAGAATATCAGAATCTAGTAACACTGATTTAGTGTTATCTCTATAATCAAAGAATGGTTCTAAGAAAGGAGTAGCAACATAATTATTACTAGAAGAAGATAGCTTTATTTTAGTCTGGTCTATTGCTTTAAACTGATTGCTATAAAGTTTTCCATTTTGTTCTTTAACTAACTTATCAAGAGTTTCAGTATTGGAAATAGTAGCTACTTCGTCTGTGCTTTCTTTATCTGTGACAGTAAAAGAAACTTTTAAATATTTAATACTTCTCAATATCATAGAGAAATCAATCTGTCTTCTTTCATTGCCATCAAACCCCTCCATAGTTTTATTAAGTCTGGGATTAAAATAAGCTTTAACTATTTCATCTTGGGCTTTAGTTAAAAATACAGATTTTTCATACTCATCTAAGCCAGGTGCTTGATTTGAAGTTATATTGTTATACAACACATCGAAAGTGTTGCTCATTTCTGCATTATTCATATGTTGTATTTTATTATGACTATATTATTTACTTTTGATTTAAGAGTGCTTCTAGGCCTAATTTAATAGCTTGGTTCTTAGGATTATTAAGGTATTTAACTGCAACACTTAATATAGGTTCTTCATTATCCTCACAAAGGTATTTGCCTTCTTTTTTAAGCATTAGATAGTCACCCTTTTTAATAATATTACCAGCATTAATGCTTCTTCTAATAAGGACTTTAGTTGGAAGGGTTTCGTCTTTGACTGTTTTTAAAAACAATTTAGGATTAGACTGTATGTAGCTATCAATCTTAGTTTGTAAAAAGTCAAGACTTGTGTTAGGTGCTACATTTCTGCCATCAATAAGTTCTACAATGGTCATCAGAGTTTCAATCTTATCTTCAATTTTACCAAACTCCATGTAACATTCTCTTGTTACATCCATATGTTTCTTAGCACTCTTAACTTGCTCATCGCCCTCAATAATTACAAATTGATAGGTTGCTTTAGGATGTTCTTCAAGATACTTTAAAGATGGGGCTATAAAATCTTTATTAGCCAAAAGAATTTTATATTTGATAAAATCTTCGGGAGAGCTTAAATCAAGATAATTATCTTGTTTTCTTAATCTAACTTTATTAATTCCTCTAGGATTAGCATCACTCCAAAAATTATGTTCTCTTTTATAAACACTCATTGTCCCTTTTTCCATACCAAAGTAATTCTCTAAAAAAGTCATTTCACTGTTAGTTAGGACATTAACAAATGTTCCTGAATTTAGTCTGGGAACCACAAAAGTATGTACTGCATCTTCAGCCATTCCTCCAAATAAAATATGATTAGGTTCTGTTACCATTCTGCTTTGTCTTGGAACAAATCTAATACATATTTTTTCCTTTTTTAAACAGCTAATAAACTGCTGCTCTTCTTCTTCTACTTTTTTTGCCATAATTTTAAAAATAAAAAGGGAAGGAGGAATGTCCTCCCTCCCTAAAATAAATATATATATATATATTGAAATACTATCCTTGCAAAATAGCGGGTATAATAGACATTGTTCTAGTAGGATCTAATACACAAATACCAAATGTGGTCATCTTGTGGATTGTTGAAGCATCTTCATCATTGCCTGCATACTCTACACTACTCTTTCCTGTCCAAGGATCTCTAACACCGGGCTGGATACTTCTCATTTCATCCATACCTTTAAGCTTGCACTTAAAGATATTAGGTTCATTAGAAGAACCAAGGTCTAGAATATCATATCTATAAGAACTAGCCGGGCCTCCAAGAGGATGCTGTATCTTATTATTTACTGGATCATCATAGAAATTATCAATCTCTACTTTTATAGTAAGGCCACTTGCAGTTCTATACTCAGAGAACTGATAACCAGCAGCTAGAGAATTAGGATGCCATCCTTCAGTTTTATTTATAATACCAAGAGCGTCAGCATTAACAGTAAGGTCAGTCCATCCAGATACAGTATCTTTAACTGCTTTACTGAATTGTTCTGCTCCCTTTCTACCAGTTCTCATTACAATAGTTCTATTCTCTGCATCAGGTCTATTATAACATAAGTCATAAAGAGCATCTTCAATAAGCTTTAAACTAAAATCATTGTAATAGGTAGTATTAGCTACTTCAATCTGAGCATAAAGACCATCACCCATTCTAATAGCTTCACCTGACTTACCAAAGTTAAGATACTCACCATTAGCATTTCTATTGGAAGTACCCCAAGCCATAGCAATATTCTTGTAATCCTGCCACTGCTTCTCTAGTACATAGTCTTCATTGTGCATCCATAGATTAGCAGTAGTATGTCTAGTACCATCTTGAGATTCCATAGGAACACCTACAGCAACCTTTGCATTAAGGAGAGCACCTGATACTTTATGCTTAATTCTCAAAGTAGTCCACTCATTACTCATAGATACTGGAGAATTAAATCTAACACCACCAACACCTCTTGAAAGCTCTTTCTCTACAGGAGCAAAACCTACTGAGAATCTCTCTCCAGCAAGAAGTCTTTCACCAGGAACACCAGTGGTATTACCCCCCATAAGCTCTACTTTATAAATATAATGGGTGCCTTCTACTTTAGCATCTCCAAGAATTCTAAAAGGATAAGTTTGATTAAGATTACCAAAAATTACCTCACCATCATAGAAATAATGTTCTCCAAATACTAAATAAAAAGGTTCAGTACCTGCACCAACAGTATTATCTGCTGTTACTACATTGCCTTCAAGAGTTCTAGCTTCAAGAAGAGGAATGTTTTTTCTAACAGAGCCTACTACATCCCAATAGTATCTGTCATCATTATCAAACTCTTTAACAGTTAGACCAGACAATAATGAATCCAAAGAAGCCCCTCTCTTAGCAGCAAACAACTCTACCATAAGATTAGAAACCTTCTGAGGTTCCTGTCTAAATACAGGGTTAGAGTATATATGATTTAATTTGCTAATAGTAGGTGCCCAACCTTGAAAATTAATTGTCTGAAATTTACTTAGTTGTCCTGCCATAAATTATTTATATAAATACATTAAACACTTAATTTCCAGCCTTTAAAAAGAGACTCTGGATCAGTGCCACCACTATTATTAGCATATGACAGATTACCATTATTAAAGCCATTACCACTAGATTTCAAAGTATGCTCTAGATTTCTAAGACTCTTCTTTGTCTCTTTTTGTACTTTATCTGTAACTAGTCTGTCAATGTCCTTAAATTCATTAGTGAGAACAAACAACAGACCAACATTTTTTAAAAATTCAGTCCTGTGCTCAAGCTCATATCTTTGAATTGCAGTAAGTCTTTCTCCAGAGTCTGTAGTGTAAGTAGGCTTCATAATACTATCATAAACTCTTTGTCTAGTAGCTTTGTCTACTTTTACTTCTCCAAAAGCTGTGTCTTCTTCTAGAATAGACTTCTTTAATTCTTCAGATTGTTTCTTGATTCTTTCCTGCTCTTCCTTTTCTTCCTTTTTAGCCTTATCTATTACAGATTGATATTGCTTCTTATAGAAAGATTTATTTTCCTGCAAAGCTTCTCTAGCATCTTCCAAATCAGTACCAGCTTTAATAGCTCTGTCTACCATTTTTAATGCTTTTTCTTTTGAGAAACCTTTATTCAAACAATCTTGATAAATAAGATTCTTTCTAAGATTTTCTCCTTCCTCAGATTCATCAGTAATTTTATCATCATCAATATCATCTAAGATACTAATAAACTTTTCATACTTTTGAATTTCAGAAGGTTCTACACCAAGATCTAGTGCTTCATTAACTCTCTTCTGTCTTTCATCAAGTTGATTCTTAATTTGACTAGAGATAATATCAGCAAAATCTTCGGCTGTTTTAATCTCAGAAAGATCTTTATCTTCAAGGTTTTGAAGGATACCATCTTCTACAAGAGCATTGGCAATGGAAGAGTAGAAGTTGGAAGAGGAACCACTAGTAGAAGTGGTATCCTTCTTTCCTTGTGTTTCTTCTTCACTACCTACGCTCTCCGACTTCTCAGAACCAAACAATGTTTCTATAGAAGTCTCAGTAGTATTTATTTCTTCTTCAGGAGTTTCTTTATTTTCCTTCTCTTTCTTTTCAGGTTTTTTATCTTCCTCCTGAGATTCTTCATTTCCAAAAAGACCATTAATCTGATCTTCTGTAAGTATATTATCTAAAGATAAATCTTCCATATTCCTCGTATATTTAAACTTCTGTGCAAAGGTAGTAATAATAGTTAAATTACAAAATAGTTTTAATATTTTACTAATATATAATATAGCATTACTATTATACAATAATAGGGAAAGTAACTTAATACTTTCCCTATATAAATGATTATAACTCTACTATAGAGTATAAAGCTTCTTCTAATACTGATTGAGATAAATCTCCACTTAAATGTGCAGCTTCTTCTGAATAAGGATTAATATCTAAAGCTTCACATAAGTGCATTTGTAAATGACTTTTCTCATGCTCAAAAGTATTAATAAACTCACCTACACTTGATGCTTTATGGATAACCATTATAGACCATTTATGCTCATAATTAGAATAAGCAAAGCCAGTATCCATCTTAGCTTTATTGAGGTTATTGATTATAGATTCCAAAGTATCTACACTACATCAAACACTTTGTAATATA